CACCTGATGGTGCGGTGCTCGGTTGGAATGTGACGAATGGTGCTTGGTATACGGCGCCGTCGCTTGGTGACTGGATTCAGCTAAGTCAGTTGGCGGATTCTCCGTATCCTCCGAAGCCGTCTTGACGCTTGCCGCTCGATGCCCTATCTGGCACCCTACATCCCGCAACTGTGCGCACAGTTGCGGGATGACGATTTTCTAGGAACATGTGATGACCGAGCCGCCGGGGTGGATCAAGAGGTTGCAACTCGCCGATAGAGCGGCGTTTGGGCGCAATATGCCGGCTCGCCCCACACATGTGCTATTTGGGGGGAGAGCGGCCGTTGGAAGCCATACGCTGCCCCCAATAGCCCCGCCTCCGCCGCCTGTCGCATCGGGACCGGACTTGCCACCGCCCCCACCACCCGTGGCACCCCCGCCGGCTCCGAGCGGCCGCGCGCCTGATGGCCGCTTCATCAAAGGTGGCGCACCAGGCAACCCCAACGGCATCCAACCCAAGCGCGCGATGGCGCTCGGCGAGCTGCGCAAGAAAGCGCGCGAGTTGTCCGGCCGCGCGATCGAGGTGCTCGAAGAGATCGTCAATGATGAGGATCAGCCCGGTAACGTGCGCGTGGCCGCGTGTGGCCTTCTCTTGGATCGAGGATACGGCAAATCCGTGCAACCCATCGAGGTGGGTGGCCCTGGTGCCTTCGAGACCATGACCGATGAGCAGCTTGAAGCTTATTGCGATGATCGAGCCAAGATGATGCTCGGGATAACGCCCACGCTCGACTGATGTTCGATAGCTCTAAATTTGAGCGTCTTCAGCTCTTAGAGACCGAGCTTGGTGTAAAGCGCGCATTTGCCGAGGCGATGCGCGAGCGAGAGTTACGCCGCAAGCGTGCCGAGTTTCGGAGCGCCGATGGTCTCATAGCCTTCATCCGTCATTTCTGGCACATCTTGGAGCCGCAACGCCCCTTCGTTGAGGGGTGGGCACTTCGAGCCATGTGCAAGCACCTCACGGCTGTCACTGAGGGCAAGATCACACGGCTGCTGATCAACGTTCCACCGGGCTCGATGAAGTCGCTGCTCGTAAATGTGTTTTGGCCGGCTTGGGAGTGGGGGCCATGTCAGCGGCCCGATTTGCGTTATGTCTCATTCAGCTATGGCGCTCATCTCACATGGCGCGACAATCAGAAGTTCCTCGATCTGATCAGCTCGCCGGAGTTTCGCGCGCTCTACCCCGGATGGGAGATGCGCGAGAAATCCAAAATCAAGGTGAGCAACACCAAGACCGGTTGGAAATTCGCCACATCCATCGGTGGCGTGGGCACCGGTGAGCGCGGCGATCGCGTGGTGCTCGATGATCCGCACAACGTCAAAGAGGCTGAATCAGACCAGGTACGCGGCGAAACCGTGCGATGGTTCAAAGAGGCGATGAGCAATCGCCTCAACGATATGGATCTATCGGCGATCATCATCATCATGCAGCGTGTTCACGAGGATGATGTAAGCGGCGCCGTGCTCGCCGATCAACTCGGCTATGTCCATCTCTGCATCCCGATGGACTTCGAGCCCGATCGCCGCTGCGTTACGCGTGTCAAAGGTTCGGTGTTTTGGGCGGATCCTCGCCAAACCGAGGGCGAGTGTTTTTGGCCGCAGCGCTTCTCACCGGCCGCGGTGGTGACTTGCAAACTGCTTGGCGAGTATGCCTTTGCTGGGCAGTATCAGCAGCGGCCGGAGCCGCGCGGCGGTGGTCTGTTCAAACGGAACTATTGGCGCCGATACGTGCTCAAAGAGGTCGCCGGCCGGCCGCAGTTCCCCAAGTGCCATTACATCGTGGCCTCGCTCGATGGTGCGTTCACTGAGAAGAAGGAAAACGATCCGTGCGGCTTTACCGTGTGGGGCGCGTTCACCGATGATGAGGGCAATAACGCAGCAATCACGCTCACCGCGTGGCGCAAACATCTTCCGCTGCATCGCAACGTCCGGCCCAAGCGCAAGGGTGAGACGTGGGCCGCCTACAAGGCTGAAACCGAGCATGATTGGGGGCTGATCCAATGGCTGCACTATGAGTGCAATCGATGGGGTGGCGTGCATAAGCTGCTCATCGAGAACAAGGCCAATGGGCATGACGTGGCCACCGAGATGGTGCGGCTATTCGCCTATGGCAAATTCATAGTTGAGCTCGTTGATCCCAAGCAGAACGACAAGATGGCGCGTGCCATCCGTATCCAGCCGGCATTTGCTGAGGGGCTGATCTATACGCTCGATGAGCGCTATGGTAGAAAGTGGGTTGCCGATCTGATCACTGAGCTTGCCATGTTCCCGCGCGGCCGCTTCGATGACCAGGTAGACAGCACCACGCAAGCCATCTGGTGGATGAGGCAGCACGGATGGCTGATCATGAATGAGGAGCGCCGGCAAACCCTGGTTAAGGCTGAAACCTATAAGCGCCAGTTAATGCCGTTGTATGAGTTATGACACCAGCAATTATGCAATGGTTTAGTTACGAACATCTTCCGGATTTTCTTCAGAAGGTGAGTGCGCCATTTGGTGATGTAGCTAAATGGCTTATCGAAGAGATGCCGGATAATGAGCAGCGAGCTGTTGCGCTCCAGAAGCTTCTTGAAGCGAAAGACGCTGCTGTGCGTTCTCGGCTCACTAAATGAGCGAGACCGAAGAAAAGCCAGTCACCGGTACACCCAAGCTCACTATCGAGGAGGCGCGCCGGCTCTATGAGATCGAGCAAGCCGCAGCTCGCGCCAATCGTGAAGGGCACGCGCGCCGGACTGGCTTCCGCATCGATGCGTTTCCGTATTATGTTCGGCATTGGAATCGCTGGTTTGATGATCTGATGGGTAAATGAGTTATGGCCGGATTTGGAAACGTTGCGCGTCTCGATGACTACCGGAAAACCCCCACCCGATATGCCGAGGAAGAAGACGCCTTTGAGATCCCCACCGATGACGGCGGTGTGGTTATCCAGTTCGGTATGGGCAATAACCCACGCGACAACGAAGCCGGCGAGCCTGATGATGATGGGTTCGATGATAATCTTGCTGATCTGGTAGACCCTAGCGCGCTCGGCTCTCTCGCCTGGCAACTCTTGGATGGAATTCAAGCCGATGAGCAATCGCGCACTCAATGGATCTCAGATCGAACACGAGGGCTGGATTTACTGGCGGTTAAAATCGAGCAGCCACGAGCGAACATTGGGGGTTCTGGTGCACCTATGGATGGGATGGCAACTGTCAGGCACCCGCTCTTGCTTGAAGCGTGCATTCGTTTCCAATCTAATTTTAAACGAGAGATGTTGCCCGCAGACGGCCCTGTTAAAATTAAGATTGAGGGAGCTCAAACTGCGGGGGCGGATGCGCAAGCGGAGAAATTCAGCGATCTATTCAACAGGTGTCTAACTGAATTCCGGCCCGAATATTACCCTGATACTGATCGCATGGGGTTTGAGATCGGTTTCAGTGGCAACGGGTTTAAGAAAGTCTACCATTGTCCTTTGCGGCGTATGCCTGTCTCAGACACGGTAGACGCGCAAGATCTCATCGTGTCCAACGATGCGCGCGATTTCCGCACAGCTCTTCGGATCACGCAAAAGATCACGATGACAAAGCCGATGCTGAAACGCATGCAGTTTGTGGGCGCTTATCGCGATGTGCCCATCAACATGCCGGATATGATGCCGAAAGATCGAGTGACCGCGAAGAAAGCGCGGATGCAAGGCATTGATCCGAGTTCGCGCCGGCCGCAGGATCAGCAGCATACTATCTATGAATGTTACACCAATGTTAATCTTGCGGGTTTCGAGCATATCGATGACGATGGTAATGAAACCGGCCTCCCGCTGCCCTACAAGATCACCATTGAGAAGTCATCCCGCCAAATCTTGGAGATCCGGCGCAACTGGCATCCTCATGATAATGATAATTTTGAGCCCTGCCCTGTTTTTGTTAGCTTTCCTTTCGTCCCTATGTTTGGCTTTTATGCTACGGGGCTATTGCATATTCTCGGTAATGCCACACAAGCTGTCACTGGCGCTTGGCGCATCCTGCTTGATTCTGGCATGTTCTCCAATTTTCCAGGCTTTCTTTATGCTAAGAATGGTGGGCGCCAAGACGATCTTAATTTCAGAGTGCCGCCGGGAGGTGGATCGCCGGTAGATCTCAACGGCTCTGAGGATATTCGCAAAGTGATTATGGCGCTCCCCTATAAAGAGCCAGGGGCCGCCACGATGGAGCTCGTAAACAACATCATTGAGACCGGCGCGCGCGTCGGTGGAACGGCTGAATACATCAACCCGCAAGGTATTCGCCAGAATATGCCGGTGGGCACCACCATGATGCTTGTCGAGCAAGCCGCGCAAACGGTGAGCGCCGTGCACGAGCGCTGTTATGTGGCGCAAGCGCGCGAGTTCCAGATGCTGCTTGAGCTCTATCGCGAGGATCCCAAAGCGATTTGGCGACACATCGAGCGCGAGGGCGTGTGGACTTATCAAGAGCTCGTGCAAACGCTCAACACTTACACGCTCGTGCCGGTGGCCGATCCGAACACGCCCACGCATATCCATCGCATTATGAAGATGACGACGCTCAAGCAGTTGGAGCAAGCGTCACCAGATTTATATGATCCCAAAGCCGTGGATATGCGTATCCTCAAATCCATCAAGATCGATGATCCGGAAACGCTCTTTGCGCCACCGCCCCCGCCTGGTGCGCAGCCGCCGCAGGATCCGGCTATTACGATTGCTCAGATGACGATCGATCAGAAAAAGTTGGATATTCAAGCCAAGATGCAGATCGAGGGGGCCAAGGCTGCGCTCGCTGCCAAAAAGCTAGAGCTTGAGCACCAGATCAAAATGACCGATCTTGAATTACGGCAACTCACCGGCGATACGGCCAACGAAGTGAAGATGGCCGCGACTGATACGCAGGCGCGCACCGCCGACAAGGATCGAGAGAGCAAAGAGTTTCTGGAGCTCACCAAGCTCAATCACGCGGCGAGCGAATCGCAGGCCGGCCGCGAGCATGAGGGCGGGATGCAAGTGCTCAACAATCAGCACGCGGCCACCGAGGGTCAGGCAAACCGCACGGCCGCGAGCGATGACAAGGAACGCGATCGGCAGCTTAAGATAGCCGAGGGGCACGCCACGCGCTCGGCAGCCGCTTCCGAGGCTGAGGCCGGCCGGCAGCACGAGGCTGAGCAAGCTGGCATCGATCGCCGGCACGCCTCATATGAGAGCCAGCAAGGCCGCGAGCACGAGGGGCGGCAAGCAGCCCTCACCCGGCGAGCCGCCACCAACGAGGCAACCGCCGGCCGCGCTCACGAGGCGAGCGAGAGCAGCAAGGATCGGCGAGCGGCGGCATCGAGCGCCGCGGCGGATCGGGAGTTCAAAGGTGACCAGGCAGGACGCGATAGACAACATGCTAGCAAGCTCGCCGCGAGCAAAACGGCAGCTAAACCTAAGCCAAAGAAGAAATAGTCAATCTGCGAATTATGGATTATAAACGGCTCGAAAGGGTGTGTTATGGCGACTTATAACGAGATCCGCAAGAGCGCGGCAAAGTCACACAACAAGGCTTACGCCGGTGGTGGGCGATGCATGAGCACGGGCCGATATGCGAGCGGCGGCCGTGTTACCAAGCGTGCGCCCGGTGTGACTATCAACGTAATTGCCGGCGGTAGTGCTAAGCCGGATATGCCGCCGGCTCCCCCACCCATGCCCATGCCGCCCCCGCCGGCTCCTCCGATGGGGCCGCCCCCTGGTGCGCCCGGTGGTACCCCGCCGATCGTGGGTAATGCCGCGCTCGGCAAGCCGGCTTTTGCCAAGGGTGGTCGCGTCAAGTCGCCGGTGCCGGATCTCCCCACTGTGCCGATGGGCGGGGCTGGCTCGGCTTATGCCCGCCTCCGCATGCAGAAGCGCGGGGGCAAATAGTCACCTAACCGTAGCTGATAGCAATAGACCTAGTACCGAACCAAAGTAACAGCGGTGAAACGGTGGTGGAACGGGTAGAAAACGGTGATCGTGAATGGTAATAGACCCTCCGGCACCATGGAAGGCCGGAGGGGTGAACCATGTATAAATTTAAATTAGAGCCTCTATCAATAGAAGAGCATATGAGGATTATCTTAGATGAGATGACAGAGCGGATGTTTTATGATCCTGCCCCGCCATCTCATCTAAGTGGATTAGCTAAATTACTAGAGGAACCCAACCTTGCCAAAGCATCATCTAACCCCATTTTTCGTATACGCCCCATATCGCGATCCTGTCGTAAGGGGGGTGCTGTATAATTACGCGCGGCTCGCTGATGCCATTTGCGAGCATATGCAGAATGGTGCCGAGTTTCAGACGGCCATACGCAAGCTCAAAGAGAGCTATGATTGCGCGGTGGCCGCATTCATCCTCGCCGGGGCCGATATGTCGGTGATGCCGCCCTCTCGTATCGATGCATCATCCAATGAGTTACAGACGACCGGCCCGCGTGATCCCGTCACCGGTAATCTGTTGCCGGCTGGCTCACCTTATAGCCGAGCGCATGATGTGACGCGGCGAGCGGGGGATGAGCCCCCCAAGGAATGACACCCGCCGATTTTGAGCGGCGGCTCAAGCTCAAGATGAGCGCCGCTTACCAAGCCAAGGTTCATCAGGCCGAATATGGGCAGTTAACGCCGGAAGCTTATATCAAAGCCGCCGAGTATATGCGCGCGTTTCGTGATGTGATGAAGATGATTATTGAAGTTAAGAAAGAAATGGAACCCAAATGAGGGACACTAGCTATAAGCTGGATCTTCGCCGCTTCTCTGATGCCGGGGGGCCGAAAGAACAGAAAATTGAGTTTCTTAAGGCTACTAAGCGCGTTGTTAAGGGGATTACCGTGCTCCGAAACCGCGTATTGGTGGCCACCTACATGCAGCCGAGCAAGACCAAGGGTGGTGTTCTGCTCGCCGATAACACCATTCAGGAAAGCCGGTTTCAGGGAAAAGTGGGGTTGATCTTGAAGGTGGGGCCGGTGGCCTTCCACTTCCCGGAAGATGACCACATTCGCGCGCGGCCAAAGGGTCGATGGCGCCATAAATACCCCAAGGTGGGCGATTGGGTATTCTTCCGAGCGTCCGATACGTGGGAGTGTGGCCTTGACGAAGGTGCCCCATGTAAGTTTATCTTCGATGATAG